ATGGCTGACATTGCCATTTTTCAAGACGACGCTTTCAGTGTTGCTGCACTTACCGCAGCCATCAACGATCAGGAGTATCTCCCGGGTCGCCTTGCCGCACTTGGTCTGTTTCAAGAGGAGGGGGTTGCTACCCTGACTGTGCAGATCGAGAAGGACGGTGACACCCTTGCGCTGGTTCCAGCCGGCGAGCGTGGCACATCCGGCCTGGTCGTTGGGGGCAGCAAGCGCACTCTGATCCCGTTCAACACGGTTCACTTGCCACAGCGCTTTGCCATCAAGGCGGACGAGATCCAAGGTATCCGCGCTTTTGGTAGCCTAACTGAGTTGCAGGCCGTGCAGGATGTGGTGAACAAGCGCCTGGCCAAAGCAAAGCGTCAGCTCGATGCAACGCACGAGTTCCACCGCATGGGGGCAATCAACGGCAAAGTGCTGGATGCTGACGGGTCCTTGGTGTTGCTGGACATCTTCAAGGTATTCGGTGTGTCCCAGCAGAAGTTGGCGATGGGGCTGAACGATGCGAATGTGAATGTGCAGGTACAGTGCGTTGAAGCGCTGGACATGCAGGAAGACGCACTCGGTAACGTCACCACTACGGGTGCCCGTGCCTTCTGCGGCAAAAACTACTGGAAAAAGCTGATTGCCCATCAGTCGGTGGTCGAGACGTACAAGGGTAGCCAGCAGGCTGCTGCTTTGCGTGGCGATGGCCGCGAAACGTTTGACTTCGGTGGCATCAGCTGGGAGCGCTACCGGGGCAAAGTATCGGGTGTTCCGTTTGTGCCTGACGACGAAGCCCGTCTGGTTCCTGAGGGTGTTTCGGACCTGTTCCTGTCTATCTATGCCCCTGCGGACTACATGGAAACAGTCAACACCGAGGGGCTGCCGTATTACGGCAAGATCGAAGAAATGAAGTTCGGCAAGGGTGTTGAGGGCGAAGCACAGTCCAACCCATTACACATCTGCACCCGCCCGCGTGCTGTCATCCGCCTGACAATCTGATCATGGCTTTCCGTGATCTGGTCGACGACGTGGATGAAGCGATCTTTGACGTACTGGGCGATCCGGCTGAGATCGATGGCCGCCCGGTTCTCGGGATGTTCTCGGCGCCCTGGTTGCAACCCAAGCTAGGCCAGATCAGGACGGCGCTTCGCGAGCCGCATCTCGTTATCCGGGTCGGCGACAACGCAGGTGTCGAGGTCAAGCAGAGGGTCGTGATCGATCTGCCAGCAGAAGACGGTGGTGGGACGTACACCATCGCTGGCAGTGAGCCTGGTGGTGATGGACTTGTAACGCTGATCTTGAGGAAAGCGCTATGAGTGTAGGCAGCTATTTCAAGCAGGCATCCAACAGCGGTTTGATCACGCTGCAATTGGATCCCGCCGGGGTGGATGTATTCGATCAGTTCACTCGGCAATTCCCCAAAGCCGCTCACGCAGCCCAGCGAAGGGCAATCAACAAGACACTGCGCTGGCTGCGGACCCACATCGCTCGTGCGGTTGGCCAGCAGCAGCGCATCGCTATTGCGGCAGTGAGGCAACGGCTTAGGGCGTTTCCTGTGTCGGGAAGCGGTCGCGGCAAGCTGTGGTTTGGTATCAATGCCATCGAGGCCAGCCGTGCGGGGCGGCCACGCCAAACACGCACAGGGGTGTCAGTGGCGGGCCGTAAATATGAAGGCGCGTTCTTCAAGACGGTATACGGAGGCAAGCCAGATATATGGATCCGCACCGCCAGTAGACACTTCGATGCTAATGACTACCCGGATAGCGAGGTATCAGGCCGCGGCGGTCACCGATCCGGCTGGATCTCCGAAAACGACAACCGCTTCCCGTTGGCCAAGGCCAAGATTTCCCTGGCGGACGTCCGGCCCCACTTTGAAGAGTGGACCGGGCGCGCTCACCAGCGCTTGGTGGTTGTGATGGAGCAGGAGTTGAACTTCGAACTGCAGAAATACCTACGGAGAACCGGCAATGGTCGATGACCCCATCCCGCTCGCTCAGGTCTACGCGGCCATGGAAGAGCACATCAGGCAGGCCATTCCGGGCCTGCAGTACGTTGGAACCATGCCAAGCGGTATTGAGGTGGTACCGCCGCCTGCTGTGGTGTTGGAGCTGGCCGGGTTTGAAAATGCCGACAAGGATCCTGGTACCGGTGAAGTTGCGGTAGAGGCTCGATTCGAAGCGCGGGTGCTTGTTCCCGGAGAGGAAGACAACTGCTTGCATGTTGCGGCTTTCGTTGCAGCACAGCTGACGGTGCTTTTGCGTATGCAGTCCTGGGGCTTGGCTGTGGAGTTCGCTGAGTTCGTGCGTGCAGAGCGAGATTGGAGCCGGCCAGAGCTGGACAGCTTTGCCGTATGGGTTGTCGAATGGACACAGGTCATTTATCTCGGTGAAGAAGAATGGCCCTGGCCCCGAGAGCCCGGCCCACTGGTCGTCGCGTTCGATCCAGACACCGGCCCAGGCAATGAGCATCACTACGTCGCGCCGGAGGCCTTGGTTTGACGTACGCGACCGCGCAGCACGACCGCATATTGTCGTGCATGGTGATCCCCTGCCGGGTGGTGGCCGTTGACCTGGCGGCTGCCATGGTGCGCGTTTCCGATGGCAGCGGCTGGACCAGTGCCTGGGTCCGCTGGCATGCCCAGGCTGCGGGCAAGGCCCGCCATTGGCGTGCGCCCAGTCTGAACGAGCAGGGTGCGCTAATCAGCCCGAGCGGCGAGCCCGCCCAGGGCACGTTTGTGCCTGGGCTCTACGGCAACGCCGGTGCACAGCCAGATAACCGTGAGCACGTAGAGGTATGGCGTTTCGATGACGGCGGCTCGCTGGTCTACGACTGGCAGGCAAAGAGCTACACCATCACGCTTCCGAGCGGCACGGTTGCTGTAAAGGTGGCCGGCAGTGAAGTGGTGGTGACCGATAACGCGATTACAGCCAAAGCGGCAGCCATCACCATGACCGGACCTGTGACAATCAACGGAGAGTTGAGCGTAACGGGGGACATTTTAGGCGGTGCGCGAATCATCGACACCGCTGGCAACACGCCAAACCACAAACACTAATAGCCCGCTTTAGCGGGCTTTTTTTATGTCTGGAGCATCTCATGGGAACCAAGAAAGCTCCCGCTGCGCCCAGTGCGCCGGCAGCGCTGATCTATTGCGACAAAACCTACGCGCAGCGCTCGCTATTCATGCCCAGCGGCCGCGAGCTGAAAGTGCAGCGCGGCCGCCTGGTTGTCCAGCCCGACGACGACGAGGCGCGCCAGTATCTGGACGCCCGCCGGGACTTCGAGGCGTTGAGCCAGGAGGGGTAACCCATGATCGGGATGGACCGCCGAACGGGTAAGCCGCTGTCGGGCCTGGCCCATTTGCGGCAGTCCATTGAGGACATTCTGACCACGCCCCTGGGCTCTAGGCGCATGCGCCCGGACTACGGGAGCACCATTCGCCGTTACGTCGACCTGTCGGTGAATGAGGGCTGGAAAAGCGCTGTACAGGCCGAAGTGGCACGCGCCTTGGGGCGCTGGGAACCCCGTCTGCAGCTGGAGCGGGTCAAGGTGGTTTCAGTCGTCGGCGGGCAAATCACCCTGCAGCTGTCCGGCAAGTACCTGGGCGACGACGCGGTACTGGAGATAAGTGCATGACCATTGACTTAACGGCGCTGCCGGCACCCGCAGTGCTTGAGGCGCTGGACTTCGAGGAAACGTATCAGGCCGAACTGGCTACCTACCGCCAGTTGATGGAGGACGACGGACAAGAGTGGTCCGCGCCGCTGGAAAGCGACCCGGTCACCAAGCTGATCGAGCTTGGCAGCTATCGGCGCTTGCTCAACCGGGCGCGGGTCAACGATGCCAGCAAGGCGCTGCTGTTGGCCTACGCCAAAGGTACCGACCTTGACCAGCTGGCGGCAAACGTCAACCTCAAACGCCTGGTCATCCAGGCCGAGGATCTAGCCGCGGTGCCGCCGGTGCCGGCGGTGATGGAGGAAGACGACGCGCTCCGCGAACGGGTACAGCTAGTGTATGAGGGCCTGACCACGGCCGGGCCGCGTAACAGCTACATCTTGCACGCCCGTAATGCCTCGGGCCTGGTAGCCGATGCCACGGCTGAAAGCCCGTCGCCGGCGGTGGTGGTTGTCACCGTGCTGTCGCTGGAGGGTAACGGCGCGGCCCCGGCCGATCTGGTCACAACCGTTGCAGCGCAGCTCAATGACGACGACGTGCGGCCGGTAGCGGATCGGGTCATAGTGCAGAGCGCGCAGATACTGCCGTACAAGGTCGATGCCAAGGTCTACATGGTCAGCAACGGCCCTGAGAATGAGGCGATTCTGGCGGCGTGCCGCGAGCGCCTGCAGGCGTGGATTAACCCCCGGCGCCGGCTGGGGGTTGAGGTGGCCAGGTCCGGGGTTGACGCCCAGTTGCACATCAACGGGGTTTCACGGGTTGAGCTGACCGCCTGGACGGATATCAAGCCCACCAAGGCGCAGGCAGCGTGGTGTACAGGCATCAACGTACTGCGGGGTACGTGATGACCAGCCTACTCCCCAACAACGCTACGCCGCTTGAGCGTGCCGTGGAGGGCGCCGGGACCGAAACCACGGCCATTACGCTGCGCACGCTGTACAACCCGGACACGTGCCCAGCGCACCTGCTGTACCAGCTGGCATGGGCCTGGTCTGTCGACCGCTGGGACGATGGATGGTCGGAAGCGGTTAAACGCTCGGTCATCAAGTCCTCGTTTTACATCCACAAGCACAAGGGAACCATCGGCGCGCTGCGCCGCGTGGTGGAGCCGTTCGGCTACCTGATTGAGGTGGTCGAGTGGTGGAACATGGCCCCGGCGGGCGTGCCTGGCACCTTTGCGCTCAAGGTCGGTGTATCGGACTCCGGTATCAGCGACGACACCTACCGGGAATTGTCGGCGCTGCTCGATGACGCCCGGCCCGTCAGCCGGCACATGGTCGGCCTGGAAATCAGCCTTGAAACCAATGGCCGGTTCTACTTCGGTGCAAGCCTTAGCGAAGGCGACATTCTTAGCGTTTACCCGCCCATGCAGCGTGACATTGAAGTCATCGGCGTGATTGGGCGTGGGGGCCGCGAAACCACAATTGACACTCTGGAAATCGGATATGGCGGATAAGAACACGCAGTTCTACGCGATCCTCACGAACATCGGCGCGGCCAAGCAGGCCAACGCCGACGCGCTGGGCATCCCGTGGAAAATCACGCAAATGGGGGTTGGCGATGCCAATGGCGCCGAGCCCACCCCGAACGCAACGCAGAAGACGCTGATCAACGAGTGGCGCCGTGCACCGCTGAATCAGCTGAAGGTCGACGACAACGACCCGTCAATCATCGTGGCCGAGCAAGTCATACCGGCTGATATTGGCGGTAAGTGGATTCGGGAAATCGGTCTGTACGACGAGGCCGGCGATCTGGTGGCTGTGGCCAACTGCGCACCGACCTACAAGCCGTTACTGTCGCAGGGCTCGGGACGCACCCAGGTGTTGCGTATGAGCCTGGTGGTAAGCAATGCGGCAAGCGTCCAACTCAAGATCGACCCAAGCGTTGTGCTGGCCACCCGCGAATGGGTGACCGAGGAACTGAGCCGGCAGGACTTCAAGCACTCGGTGCTTGTGGCCACTACCGCCGGCATCAACCTGTCGGGCCTGCAGACGATTGACGGCGTGACCCTGACCGCCGGGGCGCGGGTGCTAGTGAAGAACCAAGCAGCGGCCAAGGAAAACGGTATTTACACCGTGGTATCAGGCGGTGCGTGGAAGCGCTCTACCGATGCCGATACGACTGCCAAGGTGACCCCTGGGCTGTTGGTGCTGGTTGAGTCAGGCATGGTCAACGGTGACAGCGGTTGGCAGCTGGTCACTGATGCGCCCATTGCCTTGGGCGTCACGGCGCTGTCGTTTGAAATGGCCTTTGGACGCACGGGCGTGAACGCCGGCACGTACAAAAGCGTGCAGGTCGATAAGTACGGTCGCGTGGTTTCTGCGACCAACCCGACCACCGTTGCGGGCTATGGTATTACCGATGTGTACACCAAGTCGGAAACCTACAGCCGAAGCGAAATCGCCAAGGCTATTGCCGATTCGGTGACAACGGCGGTAAACGGTTTGGTCGACTCGGCGCCGGGTGCTCTGGACACGCTCAAAGAGCTGGCCACCGCAATTGGCAATGACCCGAACTTTGCGGCCAGCATGGTCAATGAGCTGTCCAAAAAGGCCAATCTGATATCGCCAAAGTTCTCCGGCTCACCTGAGACGCCGACGCCGTCTGCAAGCAGCACCGGCTTGCAGATTGCGAACATGAGCGCCTTGGCTACTGCCGTGGCTGCTTCGGCGCGTCAGTTCAAGACCGCAGTTATTGGTGTGAGCACGAACACCACGTTGACAGCCGCGCAGATGGGCAACGCTGTGCAGTTCAACGGTGGTGCTGTGACCCTGGCGTTACCATCGGTTGCCGACGTTGGCAATGGCTCCTCGGTGATGCTGCGCAACCCATCCGCTACAGTCACACAGAACATCGTAGTGGCGTCGTCGGGCTCGATTGTGGATGGTGGCACCACGGGCGGCTCGCTCGCTCTTAAACCCTTCGAGTGGGCAGAGCTGGCGTCATCCGGATCGGCCTGGTTCGTTGTAGGGCGCGGCAAGCTGAAAGAGGTGGCTGAGCTTGATTCGCCAGTGTTCACCGGCTCGCCGGAGGTGCCAACAGCCCCGCTGGGGTCGGTCAACAAGCTAATTGCCAATATGGCGGCGGTTGTGGCTGCGTTTCAGGCCTTTGGGTTGGGAACGACTATCGGCGTCACGATTCCTGATTTTGATGGCGTAACCGAATCAGGTCTGTATCGCGCAGAGGGCACCGCTAAGGGTTCGCCATTTCCCAATGCATCCATGGCGTTGCTTCACATCCAGTTCAACCAAACCGGTTGTTTCCAGCTGGCGGCGGGATGCAGTAGCAACATTAGCAATGCCCGCCTTTTCTGGCGTACAAAAGCTGGCGGCTCCTGGGCTGACTGGCAAACTGTGGCGCGCCTTGACTCGCCAGGCTTTACCGGAACACCGACTGCACCGACCGCCGCGCTTGGCACCAACTCGTCGCAAATCTCGACCATGGCGGCGCTGCTGCAGGCAGTGAATGCGTTTAAGCGCAGTTACAGCGGCAACGTGGTAGGCGTCGGGGCGGATATCACCTTAACCGGTGCGCAGACGGGCTATGCCTTCAACGCGACGGCGCCCGTTACCGTAACGCTGCCGGCCTCAAGCGAGGCGGGATCGGGCGGCACGTTTGTGATTCGCAACGTAAGTTCGGGCGTGGTCACCGTTGCTACAACGAGCGGGAAAGTCTTCGAGAAGAACAACACCGTGGCTGCTGCAGCCATCCAGCCCGGTGAATGGATCGAGCTGCAGGCATCCACTACAAACTACTTCATCAACCAGCGGGGCACGCTCAACGAGATTGGCAAGGTCATTTCGGACGCCATGGCCTCGTTCGGGATTGGCGGCTACAACGTCAAGTCAGGGGTTGATATCAACACCTTGACTCAAGGTGGGCTCGCGTACTGCATCAACCCCACCAACAGCCCGGTCGGCACTGATGGGCAGTCGAGTGCCAATGGTTATTTGCTGTCGTTCCAATACATGGATGGCACCGCGTACTGCGCCCAGGTGTTTATCCCCTCGTTGGTAGGCGCCTCGCTCGACACAATGCATTATCGCCGCATGACGGCCGGAAATTGGGGTGGCTGGAATACGCTCGCAACTACAAACTTTGTAGAGCTGGCATTCAAAGCGGTGGGCCTGGGGACAAACGTTGCGCCGTTGTGTGCAGACGTTGACGCGCAGGGCACAAGTGGGTTCTTTTATTTGGCAACTAAGTTGTCAGCAAACATGCCCTTTGATAACAATGGTTTCCTTCTGCAATTCCCGTGGAATGGAAACTCTGCCGCGCTGCAAATCTATGTAGCCGCTTCGGTGGACAAGTTCATGTATCGCGCCAAGAGTTCCGGCAACTGGCGCCCTTGGAAAGACATCCCGTCGCTGGATGGCGTTATCGGCGCTATCAACAACAGTTCTCGGAGTTTCCGAACACAAGCGGCCACGGGCATTGCGCAGAGCCTCACGCTCAACACCACTACTCATATGGGGTCGCTGCTGCAGTTCAACGCCGACGGGCTGACCGTGACGCTGCCAGTCTCAACGGGCGTGCCAGATGGCACAGTGGTTACGTTGCGCAACCCGCGAGCATCGGCGCATACCTTGGCGGTATCGTCTGGGGGGATCGTTGAAGAAGGTGGCACGGCCAGCAAGATGACCTTACAGCCCTATGAATGGGTTGAGCTGACGTCTTCAAGCACAGTGTGGTTTGTGAGTGCTCGCGGCAAGGTCAAGGAAGCGGCGACGGTAGAGCAGCTGCAGGAGGCTTGTGCGCCGCTTGCGCCGCTGAACAGTCCGCCCTTAACCGGTAAGCCAACGGCGCCGACGCAAAAGGTCAATGATACGTCGAAGTTGTTGGCGACTACCGAGTTTGTGGAGTTGTCCAAACGCAACTACTCGGGGCCTGTACTGGGTTTCAGTTCCAGCATGAGCCTAAGTGTGGCGCAGTCGGGGCGGTTGTATCAGGCGAACGCCAATAACCTGACCGTGACACTGCCCGCAGCGGTAGACGCGGCTGGGGGCACGGCTTACGCCTTCCGCAACCCCAGCGGCGGCACGCTTTCAATCAAGGCCGCCAGCGGCAGTATTGTCTCTGATGTGACCTTGGGCACGTTGGTGCTGCAGGCTGGCGAGTACGTCGAACTGGTGAGCAATACCAATACCGGTTGGTTCGTGTCTTCGCGGGGCAAGTTGGCCGAGTCGCCTACTGTCGATGCGATGAATGCCGCTGTTACGGCAGCGGCGCCGCCTGGCCAGGTCGCATACTTTGCGTGCGAAAGCCCGCCAACAGGCTGGCTGAAACGTAATGGCGCTGCATACTCGCGCACCGCTTACCCGGCGCTGTTTGCTGAAATCGGGACGAAGTTTGGCGCCGGCAACGGTACCACCACATTCAACGTACCGGATGACCGTGAGTTGATGGATAAGGCTTGGACCGATGGGCTGAACGCCGCAGACCCTGGCCGCGTCCTGTTCTCGACCCAGGCCGGGCAAATTGAGTCACACAACCACACCGGGTACACAAACAGTACCGGCGCCCACCAACACACCATGCAGTTCATTCGGGAGCGCATCACCTCGGGGTTTGTTCCCGATGGCGGAAACGCCGTGTTCGGTGATCAAGAGAGCGACGGGGTGCAAACGCTTGTCTCGTCATCGGCCGGCGCCCATAACCACACCCTGAACATCGGCTTCACAGGTGGTAACGAAAACCGCGTGGCCAACCGGGCCTATCTGGCCTGCATCAAGTATTGAGGTATTTATGACCGACGAAAGTCCGGACCTGCTGGAACTGCAGGAAGTCGTCACCCCGGAGGAACTGCCGGAAGTCGTAGAACTGCGCCCCTGGTGGCAGCGTGAAGGCGTTCAAGCGCCGCAGGTCTGCAATGTGCATCGTGGCACCGGTGAGTTCCTGGGCGTGTGTGTGGCTGATCCAAGCCCGCTAGAGCCTGATGTGTGGGCGTTTCCGGCTTACAGCTACCCCATTGCGCCACCTGATGTGCAGGCTGGCTTTGCTGCGCTGATCAACCGTGACGCCAGCGGCTGGGAAATTGTCGCTGACCACCGTGGTGCGACGGTCTACAGCACCGAGACGGGCGAGCCGCGCCAGTGGCTGGCCCTGGGCGATCTGCCCGATGGTTACACGCTGCAGGCGCCGCAATCGGAGTTCGACACCTGGCAGGGTGACAAGTGGGCGCCCGATGAAGGCGCTATTGCCGAGGCGGCGCGTCAAGCGGCCTACCTCAAGCAGCAGCTGGCCAACCAGTACGCAACGGCGCGCATCAGTACGCTGCAGGATGCCGTATCCATGGACATGGCCACCGAGTCCGAGGCCGAAGCCCTCAAGGCGTGGAAGGTCTACCGCGTTGAGCTGAACCGCCTGGATATCACCACCACTGCACCGGCCGATGACGATTGGCCAGGCAGCCCCAACGACGAAGCGCTGGCCGTGTGGCTGGCTTCGCAAACCCACTAAGCGCCCCGCACTGACGGGGCGTTTTCTTTTCCGCTGTACCTCAAGGCCCCGCACGCGGGGCTTTCTCATATCTGGAGAATGGTTCTATGAGTGGTTTTTTCCACGGGGTTACCGTAACGAACGTCGGTACCGGCGCCCGCAGCATTGCCCTGCCGTCGTCCTCGATCATCGGCTTGGTCGACACCTTCACCCCAGGGCCTGGCGCGGGCGCTACCCCGACCGCCAAGGAAAACGATCTGGTGCTGATCACCAGCGAGCGCGAAGCGGTAGCCGCGTTCGGCGCTGATGCGGCCATTACCAAGGCCTGCCGTGCGATCTACCAGCGCGCGAAGGCCGTCATTGTCGCATGCGGCGTGGCCAAGCTGAGCGACCCTGCCGAGCAAACATCGGCCATCATCGGCGGCGAGCTGGCCAACGGTAGCCGTACTGGCCTGCAGGCGCTGCGCGACGGTAAAAGCCGGTTCAACGCCCAGCCTCGTCTGTTGGTGGCGCCCAAGCACAGTGCTACCCAAGCGGTAGGCACTGCGCTGGTCGGGCTGGCTGACAAGCTGCGGGGCCTGGCCATCATCGACGGCCCAGGCACCACTGACGAGGCAGCCGTTGCCTACGCGGCCGGCTTCGGCGCGAAACGCGCGTTCCTGGTCGACCCTGGTGTGCAGTATTGGGATACCAGCAAAAGCGCCACGGTCGATGCGCCTGGCTCGGCCTGGGTGGCTGGCCTGTTCGCCTGGACCGACAGTGAATACGGCTTTTGGGCCTCGCCGTCGAACAAGGAGTTGGTAGGCATCACCGGCACGACCCGTCCTATCGAGTTCCTCGACGGTGACGAAACCTGCCGGGCCAACCTGCTCAACAACGCCAATATCGCAACCATCATTCGCGACGACGGTTACCGCTTGTGGGGTAACCGCACCTTGTCGAGCGACCCGAAATGGGCGTTTGTCACCCGCGTGCGAACGCTCGATATCGTCATGGACGCTATCCAGGCAGGGCACAAATGGGCGGTAGACCGCTCGATCACGTCCACTTACGTCAAGGACGTAACAGAGGGCCTGCAGAACTTCATGCGCGACCTGAAAGCCCAGGGCGCAATCATCAACTTTGAAGTGTACGCCGACCCTGAGCTGAACACGGCCAGCCAGCTGGGGCAGGGCAAGGTGTATTGGAACATCCGCTTTACCGATGTGCCGCCTGCCGAAAACCCCAATTTCCGCGTTGAAGTCACTGACCAGTGGCTGACCGAAGTCCTCGACACCGCCGCTTAAGGAGCAACACCACCATGGCAATGATTCCCGAAACCCTGGCCAACCTGAATTTGTTCGTGGACGGCATCAGCTTCCAGGGCGATGTACCCAGCCTGACCCTGCCGAAACTCACGCTCAAGATGGAAGAACACCGCCCCGGCGGTATGGACATGCCCGTCGAGCTGGACATGGGCATGGAGAAACAAGAAGCCAGCTTCACCACCACCGGCGTGCGCCGTGAGGCGTTGAACCACTTCGGCCTGGCCGATGGCACCGAGTTCAACGGCACGTTCCGTGGCGCTTTCAAGGGCCTGAAAGGCGCCATCAAGCCGGTGGCCGTCACCCTGCGTGGCTCACTGAAAGAAATCGACATGGGCGACTGGAAGGCCGGTGACAAGGCCGAAATCAAGCACGCCGTGGCGCTGACCTTCTACAAGCTCGAAGTAGACGGCCGTGTCGTTTACGAAATCGACGCGCTTGGCATGCGCCGCGTCATCAACGGCGTTGACCAACTCGCTGCCCAGCGCCAGGCCCTAGGCCTGTAATCCCCCTCTTAAATTCAAGGAAACCAATCATGACCAAGCCGCTGCCTAAGTACATCGAGCTGGATGCCGCCAGCGTTACCGTAACGCTGAGCAAACCAACCGAAATCAACGGTATCGAGGCAGACAAGGTCCGCCTTCGTGCGCCAACTGTGCGTGATTTGCGCATCGCATCCAAGACCGCTAACGGCGATGAGGAACAGGCCGAAATGAGTCTGTTCGCAACCCTTGCCGAAATTGGCGCCAAGGACTTGGAGGGCATGAGTCTCAAGGACTACACCCGCCTGCAGACCGGATACTTTCGCCTGGTGCACGAAGACGAGGTTTGACCCCCAGGTGCAAAAGGTGATGGCCAAGCGCCTGGCCACTGAGCTGGGCTTTTCGTCTGCGGAAATCATGACCATGCCTTACGAGGACATGGTCTGGTGGCTCACGGACTGAGCCGCTAAGGGGGTTACCGATGGCAAGCAAACTGGCGCTATCGCTGGTGATTGGCGGCGCGGTGGCGTCGTCAGTCGGTGCAGCTTTCCGCACGGTCGAAAGCGGCATCGACAAGCTCAAGAAAAAGGGCGACAAGGCCAAGGTGCTGCAAAGCACTATTGGCGAAACCATGAAGCTGCATGCCGAGTGGAAGCGGGCGCACGAAACCGGCGCGGCCAGTGCTGACAAGCTGCTGCGCAAACTCAATGGCAACCTTGATGCACTGCGCAAGCAAGGCGTGGAGGTTGGACGCCTGGGCCGGGAGTATCAACGCCTGGGCCGGGACGCCAGAGCCGCCGACCTGCAGGTGAAAGGACGCGAGCAAATCGCCGCCGGCCGGGCCTCGCTCAAGTCCACCGTAGGGGCTACTGCAGTGGGCATCGGCCTGACCGCCGTACCCACCAAGATCAGTGCGGACTATCAAGCGATTATCCGTGACATTGCAATCAAGGCAGACGCGGCCAACCAGCCCGAAGAAGTGCAGCTAAGCCGCAATGTCATTCAAACCTCGAATGACACCGGCATGGCCCGCAATGACGTGGCCGACCTGATCAACCAGCTGGTCGGCGCCGGCATGGAGCTGGACAAGGCCATGGCCTACTCCAAGACGGCGGCCAAGTTCGCGGTAGGGCAGGGTGCATCGGGCGTCGACACGGCCAGCATGATCATGGCGCTGCAGCAAAACGCCAAGATTACCGACCCCAAGGTGATGCAGCAGGCCCTTGAGGCCATTGCTTATCAGGGCCAGGCGGGCAGCTTTGAAGCCAACGACATGGCCAAGTGGTTCCCGCAGCTGCTGGCGGGCATGGAAAAGAACGGCATTACCGGCCTTGATGCTGTGTCGTCGCTGGGCTCGATGCTGCAAGTGCAGATGAAGACTGCAGGCAGTTCGGACGAGGCGGCCAACAACTTCAAGAACTGGATGGAGAAGATCGGCGCCGGCGACGTGGTCAAGGCGTACAAAGACGCCGGGATTGATTATCAGGCTTCGCTCAATACCGGCCTGCAGAAGGGCATGAACGTCATTGAGGCGTCCATGGGCCTGGCCATGAAGTATGTGGAGGCGACCGACCCGGCCAAGGCCAAAAAGATCAAGGATGCTCAGGCCAAGATCGATAAGCAGGTCGACCCGGAAAAGGCCAAGGCAGCGCTTGAGGCCCTGGAAAAGACCCTGCGCACCGGTGACCTGTTTGCCGATATGCAGGTGAAAGCGGCGCTGACTGCCTACGGTCAGAACCGAGGGCTGTACAACGAGCTGAAAGCCGATTCCATGAAGGCAACCGGCATCCTCGACAAGAACCTGGCCGAGCGGCGCGAAACGTCGGCACAGCGCTGGTCTGAGCTGGTGCAGTCCACTGATGACGCCATGCGCAGCATCGGTGATGCCATCCGGCCGGCGACCGATGCGTTTGCTACCGGGGCGACAACCGTTGCCCGCTGGGTCACCAAGTTGTCGGACGATCTACCCCAGTTGGCCATGGGCCTGGCAGGGCTGGCCACCGCTGTCGGGACGGTGTTTGCAGCGCGCAGCGCGGCCAGGGTAGGCCGGGGCGTGTTCAACGTCGCGCGCGGTCGCGCTTGGGGATATCGCCGTGCAGGCAAGCTGCCAGGCGGGCCCGAACAAGCGACGGCGCCCAAGACCGGTCGCCGGGTGGTCGACGCCGGCTTAGGCGCATTGGGCAAGGTGCTGGGGGTGCCTGCCAGTAATGACCCTGCGCAAACGCCCGGCAACGAGCCCATGCGCGTGTTTGTGGTTAATGCTGATGCCTTCGGCGGGCTGAGCCCTTCCGGGCCTAATTCAGGCCCTGGAGGCGCTACACGGGGGCGTCGGGTGCGCCGCCGGCGCCGGGCGGTTGCGCCGGCCCCTGTACGCTCGCCGCTGGGCGTGCATCGGCCGGTACCAGCTGCAGTTAAGTCGCCAGTACGGCTAACCCCCGTGGTCGCCCCGCCGGCGGCCATCAAACCACCGGCTACTGCGCCAACGATGCCCGCACCACGGCCGCCCGTTGCCATGCCATCGCCCGTTGCGCCAAAGGTCCCCGCGCCGCCAGCGCCGGTAGCGCAGCGCTTGGCGCCGGCGTTACCCGCTGCAGGCGTTTCTAAGCTGGTCGCCGCTCCGGCGGTGCCTGAACTGAGTCGCCTGGGCCAGATGGTGCGTAGTGTGCGTGGCGTCACCAAAGTGGCAGGCAAGCTGCCTGGTGGCCAGGTCGCAGACGCCATTCCCGGTGTGCTCGATACGGCACTGAACGCAAGGACTCGCGACGAGAAAGCCGAGGGTTATGGCGGTGTGGCCGGGGGCATGGCTGGGGCATGGGCGGGCGGTATCGCCGGCGCCGCAATCGGGTCCGTGGTGCCAGTGATTGGTACTGCCGTTGGCGGTGCTATCGGCATGGCCCTGGGCGGCCTCGGTGGCGAGTCCCTGGGCGGATGGTTGGGCAAAACCTGGTTCGGTGATGACAAGGACAAGCCCCAGCAGGAGCAGGAGCCAGTCGACGGCCTGGCCGCGCCAGCGCCCCAGGCGCCGGCAGTAGCCACGCCGGCGCTGGCAATGCCGGCGCCGGTGGTCGAAGCGCCCAAGCCTTTGCCGCCTGTGCTAGCGCCGCCGGTGGTAGTCACCTCTGCGCCGGCGCCGAAAGCGCCTGACCCAGTACCGGCCGCGCCGGCGCCAGTGGCAAGCCCGCCGGCGCCGGTCAAGCTGGCGCCTGAGCCAGTAGCCTGTCCGCCAGCGCCTGTTGTCCAGGGCATGGCACCGCCAGCGGCGCCAGTGTCCGTTCAACCGCCTGTTGTTACGGTAACGGCACCTGGCGCCAAAGCGTCTGCGCCTACGCCCGCTGTGAAGATCGAGGCAGGCGCGGCACCGGCCCCGGCACCTGCCGTGCCCAACAAGCCCAAGGTGTTCGAGCGCTTGCGGCCCGAGCCTGCGCGGGGTCTACGCCGTAATACCGCCGAGCGGGCCGAGTCGATGGGCGATGTGGTGCGCTCGCTGGTTGAGGTGGCGGCGCCTGTTGCTGCAGCACCAGCACCACCGCCGCCCAAGCCTGCAGAGCAGGCCAGGTCGGAGCCGCCCAAGGTAGAACAGACCTTTTCAATTGCGCTGAGTATGCCGGTCACTATCGAGGGGGATGTGAAAGACCCTTATCAGACAGTGGCCGCCATGGAAACGCCGTTGCGAGGACTGTTTGAACGCCTGCAGCGCGAGTTTGCAGGCAACCGCTTTAGCGCCCAGCTGTACGACGAGGCGCACGTCTAAGGAAACGCGATGGCTTATATGGAGCTGATGAAATCAACGCTATCGTCATTGGTGGCGGCCGGTGAGGCCGGCCGTACCAGTGTCGATGGCATGTTAGGGCCGCTCAACGGCGCCGTCAGTGACATGACCGGTGCCGCGTCCGAGCTGGATAGTTTGCCGATGGTTGGCCCCGCAGTGGGGGCAAAGCTGCAGCGTACCTTGCGAGCCATCAACGCCGCCCAGTCCACTGTGGGCACGGTGGCGTCGAAATACAGCCAGGTCACAAGCGCCGCCACACAGGTGCGCGAGCGCTTGGGCACGCTGAGTGAGCAGGCCGGCAAAGCGGGCTCGGCCATCAACCGCATGGCCGGCAAGGTCAGCCCGTCGCTGACAGGTATTCTGCCCAGCAGCACGTTTGGTAACAGTGCCACGCCGGCAGCGGCAGCCGTAACGCCGTTCCCGCATCTGCTGATTCTGCAGCCGCTCAAGGCAGGCTCGCAGCCCTATTACTTCAACCTCAACACGGCCGCGTTCGACGAGCTGCAGCGGCGTACTGCGTTCCGCTGGGCTGGCCAAGAACGCCTGTCCCGCGATATCGCCCAGCAAGGGGTCGGGCAGGGTGAGGATACGCTGACGATCAAGGGGGCTGTATTCCCGTTGTTCAAGGGCGGTATCAGCCAGCTGGATGCATTGCGCACGATTGGCCGGCAGCTGATGCCGGTCAGTCTGACCACCGGCTATGGCGCAGTGCTGGGCAACTGGTGCTTGCGTAAAGTCGATGAAGATCAATCGTCTTTGCTCGCCGGCGGTATCCCGCGCAAGCAAGGCTTCACCTTGGAGTTCATCAAATATGGTGATGACCTGCAGAACGTCTGACGGTGACGTGCTGGACACGCTTTGTCAGGCCTATTACGGGCATTTGAATGGCACCGTTGAAGCAGTCATGGAGGCCAATCAAGGCCTTGCTGAGCAGCGGCAACCTTTTCAAGCAGGGCTGTTGATCATGTTCCCTGATATGCCCGCGATCACGCCTGATGCGGAGCACATCACCTTGTGGGATTAGATCCCGGATCCTCCAACCAACCCCGCCATGTGCGGGGTTTTCGTTTTCGGAGTGCACATGAAACCTCAGTTTCGAATAGTCGCTGACGGCCGGGACATCACCGCGCTGATCAACGACCGCTTGCTGCTTCTTCGCACCTTGGACAAACCCGGTATGGACTCAGACGAGTTCGAATTGCGCGTGGACGACCGCGACCAGGCCGTCACGCTGCCTAAGCGGGGCGCCAACATTGAGGCATTCATGGGGTACGAAGGCCAGGCGCTGGCTCGCCTTGGTAGCTACCGGGTGGATCAGGTCGAAGTAACTGGCCCGCCTGACACCATTACCCTGCGCGGCAAGGCCAGCGACATGCGCGGCAGCGGCAAAACTACCCGGAGCGGCAGCTGGGAGAACGTGCCGCTTGCGCAGATCGTCAGTGACCTGGCTGCGCGCAACGGGTGGAAGCCTGGCTGCACCGTGCAGACCAAGGTGGCCCGCGTCGACCAGCGCAACGAGTCCGATTTCAACTTCATCACCCGCTTGGCCAGGCAGTACGACTGCACGGCCAAGGTGGGCGACGGGCAGCTGCTGGTCATGCCGCGACAAGGCGGCAGCACCCCCGGGGGCAAGGCCTTTGGTGCGGTCACCATCCAGCGCAGTGATGTGAACCGCTACAGCTTCCGCCTGGGCGACCGCACCACGCAGAAGGCCGTGAAGACGCAGCACCAAGACAAGAAAACCGGCGCGCTCAGGGTCGTGGAGCTGGGCAACGACGAAGCGCCTGAAGGCCTGCCCGCTGTGCACACCGACCGCCATATCTACCCTGATAAGGGCGCTGCCGAGCAGGCGGCCAAGGCCCGTTTGGCGGCGTTCAACCGCAGCACCGCCGGCGTGCGCCTGGAAATGCTCGGGCGCACCGACCTGTTTGCAGAACGCTCGATCAACGCCCAGGGCTTCAAAAGCGGGCTCGACGGGGAGTACCTAGTGGACAGCGTGGAGCAGGTGTTTATGCCCTCGGGCTGGTCGACCACGGTCGAGTGCAACGGCGGTAAGCAGGGCAAGGCGAAAGCCAAGGGCAAGAAAAAGAAACAGACAAAGCCGCTGCGCATCGTGGACGTATCTGCGGCGTAGCCCATTAATCACTGGAGATAAGCGATGCCAATCAACGAGAAGCAGTTGTTACAGATCCTCCCGAACGCCGGCCGCAAAGCCGGCGTTTTTGTTCCCGGCCTCAACGCCACCATGGGCAAGTACGCCATCGTTACGCGCCTGCGCATGGCTGCGTTCCTGGCTCAGATCGGCCATGAGTCGGGCCAGCTGCAGTACGTCCGCGAACTGGGCAATGACAAGTACCTGTCCAAGTACGACACCGGTCGCCTGGCTCAGCGGCTTGGTAACACGCCTGAGCCGGATGGGGACGGCCAGCTCTATCGCGGCCGAGGGCTGATTCAAGTAACGGGCCGCTCCAACTATGAAGCCTGCAGCGAAGCGCTGTTCGGAGATAGTCGGCTGCTGAACACGCCAGAGCTGCTCGAGCATCCGGTCTACGCATCCATGTCGGCAGGCTGGTTCTGGCAGAAGGAGGGTCTGAACAGCCTGGCCGACAAGGGTGACCTCCTGGCCATCACCAAGCGCATCAACGGCGGTACCAATGGCCTGAAGGATCGAAAGGCCATCTACGCGCGAGCGCTTGAGGTGCTGCAGTGAACGGGTGGGTCTTCCGCCTACTGGCTGTCGCGGCGCTGCTGCTCGCCTGTGCGGTTGGCGCCCGAGCAGCTTGGGTTTGGCAGGCTAACGCATACAACGCGCAGCTTGCTGAGCAGGCCGAAGATTACGGCAAGCAGCTGGCAGAGAAGGATCGTATCAACGTCCTGGAGCGGGAGAGGGCGGCGGCTGCCGCGCTTGATCATCTAGCTGAACAACAGCAAGCCCGTAGCGCCCTGGAGGCTCGTCTGCAGGCTCAGGCACAAAACCACTGGAAGGAGATGGAAGATGTGCAACAAACTCAAGCTCGCCTGCGTGACCGGCTTGCTACCACTGATCTGCGGCTGTCAGTCCTCGTCGACTCAGGAGCCGTTGCCCGCTCGCGTTGTGACGGTGGGGTGCGAGAAACCGCCGGCACCGGAGGCGTGGTACCTGGCGCCGTTCGCGCCCAACTTGACCCAGCGCATGCTCAACGAATTATCGCCATCACCGATGAAGGCGACCGCGGACTGATCGCCTTGCAGGCCTGCCAAGCCTACGTTCGCGAAATCACCAAGCAGTAAAAGAGGCGAGCCGGGATGGATGCGTCAACATCCAGCCCGGCCCACCAAACCCGCAGACCCTTCCTGCAAGTCCAGCCGTGGCCTCTGCCTTGTGCACAAAGCGCGGCGAGCCTATCACCTGTTTATCCATACAGTAAAGACTTGCATACCTATGACCTCTCCAATCATCCCCTGGATGGGTGGCAAACGCCGCCTGGCCGACCGCTTGATCCCTCTCTTTCCCCCTCATGAATGCTATGTCGAAGTCTTCGCCGGCGGTGCCGCGTTGTTCTTCATGCGTCACCAGCCCGCCCCGGTGGAGGTGCTGAACGACCTCAACGGTGACCTGGTCACCCTGTACCGCGTTGTGCAGAACCACCTTGAGGAGTTCGTGCGCCAGTTCAAATGGGCGCTCACCTCCCGGCAGATCTTCGAGTGGCAGAAGATGACGCGGCCTGAAACCCTGACCGATATCCAGCGAGCAGCGCGGTTCTTCTACCTGCAGCAGCATGCCTTCGGCGGCAAGGTAACTGGGCAAACCTTCGGTACCGCAACCACTGCGCCGGCCATTAACCTGCTGCGCATTGAGGAAAACCTCTCCGCCGCGTGGCAGCGCCTCGCTGGCACCTATGTCGAGAATCTGTCTTGGCTCGCGTGCGCTGAGCGCTATGATCGAGCACATACCTTCTTCTACATGGACCCGCCCTATTGGCAGACTGCCGGGTACGGTGTGGACTTCCCCTTCGAGGAATACGAGCGCATGGCTAACTTCATGGGCCGGTGCCAGGGAAGGGTGATGGTCAGTATCAACGATCACCCGGACATCCGGCGGGCCTTCGACGGCTTCCATTTCGAATGCCTCGATATCCGCTACAGCAACACAAACCAGCGGCAAGGTAAGGCCGAAGTGACGGGCGAGCTTGTGATCATGAACTGGGATCCGGCACCGCTGGGGCAACTATTTTGATATCTGTATTGGGTCACTATCGTCCCGTGCCTTGAGTTAAGGTGTTGACCCGCGGCAGTTGCCGACTCTGAGAGGAAGGTGGCTAGGTATGAGCATCACCTCTCAGCATCCATGACATATCTAAGCGGCTGCAGCGCAGCGTGGCTCTGCTCAGCACCGTTCAAGATGCTCCGTGTGACACGGCAGAAACCTCAATGCGGAATGCCAAGACGCCTGCGTCTCAAGTCTTTGTGAATATGGGCTTGGAGGATATGCGCTTGGAGTGTCGGTGACTCCTACAGGTCTTTGGCTAATGCCTAAAGTACTCTTTTTTTGCGCCTGGCGCTGGGCAAAACTCAGGATTGAATCATTTGTAACGCCTTGGCGAGTAGCGATATGTAAAAGATATTGCTGGAGCCATTTAGCGTAACTAGGTCGACCCTGTATGATCCATTGTCGTAATTCTTTGGCCTGTGGTCAAAACGAAAGGATGCGCAAGAAATTTCGCTATCATGCTTTCACCTTCTTTATCTGGATTTTCAGCATATAGAGGGTCGTTCAGAACTATTAGCGGCTGAATAAAATCAAATTCACATGATTTAGTCATGATGTCATCTATGAGTTCGTTTCCCGGGGGCAGCTTTCTATGTTGTAGTCGGCAGCTTTAGATACTGAAACGAAAGAGCTGTACCATCATGATGGCTGTTCTGATTGTTTTGAAGGACTCATGGATGCCGCTAGCTACCCAGCCATTCAGTGCGATCGGCGGGTGTTTGGCTAGCTGGTTGGCTAATTGGTAACCTTTACAAGGAAGGTTTAAAACCTCGATCAAATTATTCCATGCGCAGATTATTAGGTGGGGATGGATTTGCTGATCGGAAACGATCCACGGTTGTTCTGTCTGCGCAAGCATGGAGTTCGCTATGTACAACGTTTTGTCGCGATTTTTTTGCTGCTTATCCTTGTGGCTAGAATGTCTATCTCACGGGAATTGCCTTCATCTTTGTCTAGGTAGCCAAAGCCTGCATTAAAGGACTATCCATTTTCGATGAAGGATTTCCCGGTTAGCAACTCAGAACAGAAGCCTGGTTTTTTTAGGTCTTCACTTATTTGTCAGAAATTCAATTGTCATTGATCACGACCCCGTATTTAGTTGGGTTGCAGAGTACTTTAAGCTCGTAAGCGCTCGATCCCAATCATGATTGCTTTCGTGTGGGTATCCAAGGTCGTCAGGGCAACCATGACATTTTCGTGGATGTGGGTTGAACCACGTTGGCTAACCCACAGGGACAGTTCTTCTAGGGCGGCTCGAATGGCCGTTTGATTGAGTAGCAACAGCTCCAAGGAGTCTGCTGTGATCGCGGCTTTCTCGTTCATAAGGGTGTCCTATTGCTGTCGATATTATCATGCCAAATTTAGGTCAGATGCTGGGGCGTTTGATGCTCGCGTCAGCCATATTATAGATGGTGCAAAGCACAGATTGAAAACTGTCCTTTGCACTTGCCGCTCCTGTTTATGAAAGTAAGGTGTCAATTATCTGCTTAGTTTCTGGCTGAGCGAAATCCAGCAGTTCTACGGGACGTTTAATTCTTATTAATGCAGCAGGGCGGCCATGCATAGGCTTCCCTTTTTTGATTTCAATACGGCCGTGGGCTTGAAGTGTCTTTTTTACAAGCGGCCAATTTTCATCACGTAACATGAAGGAACCTTCATCGTCGTCCCCTCCATCTCGGAGATAGCAGTACCTGATTGAGCGGCGCGCAATGCGTTCGAGTAAGTGTACGGCCGGGTTATCCCGAAGTATCTGAGGGCCAGACGCGGTCGACTGGGCATTGATGAAAGCCTCAATTGCAGCAGGGTCCCTTTCAATGCGAGGACTATTGCCGCGGATTTCTAGTGTACCTATATCAGGTATGCTTTCGCCGAACTGTGTCAGATTGTCTACGACTAAGTTTCCAACTTTTACGTTCTCGAATTTAACTTCGGATATATTCGATCCGCAGACATCGAGTCTGCTGAGTGTCACATCGTTGAGGATGCCATTAGGTGAGCCGCCGGCAAATGTAGCATCATTAATCATCAGGTAATCGATTCGATCGCTTAAGCCCAAAGCAAAGCTCAGTAGTACCATTGCTCCGCCGTTGGCCGCTAAACCATCATTGGAAGAATCTATATTAATCCGAGAGTAGAGGAATTCAATGGCACGTTTAGTAAGCGCCTCGTCTGATGCGTATACTTCAGCGAAAACTTCCAGGTGTTCGGCGCTGAGTATTGTTCTCCTCAATATGCTGGGGATGTTTCGCTTGGCCAGTTGCGAAATAAGGTTTTGTCCAAAAAAGAAGTACTGAATCTCAGTGTGAGGGAAGCACCGCTTATCTTTGTGTTCTGACAGTTCCAGGAGCGAGATGCTGCCCGACTTGTGTGTAAGCTTCCTTTTTGCAGTTTCGTCTAGCGTGTCACTAAAGCAATAATCAGCGAGGAATGTCAGGTGGTCAGTTTCAATTAAGTTGTTCTCGCGAGTAGCCATTTCCAGCGCGATTTCCTCGAATAAAAAATTGAGGCTCGGCAATATGCTCTCAGCGGCTCCTGCTCCCAGTGTGCGAGCCAAAAGTCTAGCCTCTCGCTCCAGCAGATTATTCACTAAGAAGGAGCGGAAACCCTCCGAGTCCACCTTAAGCCAGCCTCCGGCATCTTTTAGCACACTAAGGAAAAAAGGGCGAAGAGCGTAGCTGTTGTTGCTCAGGATGTCATAGGTAATTTCATTTAAAAGGTCGCTAGGGGCCCACTTCGAGTCTGAAAGATACCTGATCGCGGTTTCTGGAGTTGCGAGCTTGATGTGGGCTAAGGTGAGCGAGATATTATCTTTATCTTTGCTTGAGCTTATTCGGTCGATTAGTTCCTGCTCGTCCAGGAAGGTGTCGCGGGCAGCAAGTATAACTTTGCCACGGCCGTTAAGTTCATCGATAAACTCTTTCAAGGCTCGCCATGAGTCCTCGTAGCCATCTGCGTCGACAAGTTCGTCAAACCCATCGATTGCCGCAATCAGCAATCCGTGCCGAACAAGTGTCGGCACCTGAGTCCCATTGAAAGAGGCGGCCATTTGCTGAGTGGTTGCGGCTAGCACATCTCTAAAATTTGACAGGCGCCTACCGCTGCTGGAAATGTGTAGGATAGGAGGGGTTACGTTATCTGAAAGGAATTTTTTTGATTGCGCTTTCGTCAATTGGTTAATTTGAAAGGTCTTGCCCGAGCCGGCTGGTCCATCTAGTAGAACCAGTGTTGCTTTGTTTGGAGTGGTTTGTATGTTGTCGGCAAGCTCATGCGCGGGGATGCTGGTACCTGCGTAGCTTATTTCGGAATCGATGACTGTTTTTTCTTTGATCTGGGAAAAATAGCGCTGCTGTGTTTCCGCGAACCTCTTTATGTCAGCGAAGTCAGCAGAGGCCAAGAGCGTACGAATACTTGGGTACGCTGCTGGGCGGTGTTTGGCAGAGATTTTTCCAGTTTCTACATCTATATCAAAGGTTAATTCTTTTCCATTTCTGGTTAAAAGGATTCTTTTCTTTCCAGCAACCGGTTTTTGTTTTATTTCAGTGAATGGGTCGCAAAAAAGCTTCAGGTCTTCTAGTGCTTGTGTAATGTCCAT